AATTATGGATTGATTGTATGAATGGTGATACTAAGCAATTAGCTAAGATGCTTGACTACAATCGGCGTGATGTTGTTGGCTTAGAACAAGTGTACTTGAAACTTAGACCATACATTAAGAATCATCCTAACGTTGGTGTTCTTATGGATTCGGATTCATGTCCTTCGTGCGGGAGTGAAAGCCTAGAACCATTGCAAGCTACGTATTTCACAAGTTCTAATGAATTTATGTCGTATCGTTGTAATGGGTGTGGTACGCCATATATTAGGGACAAGTCTAAGATCAATGCTAATGGCACGGAATTGAGAAGCATTGCAAGATAAAATAAAAAAACACTTGACTTACTATGCAAATTTGTTTATATTGTAAATAGATGGTAAGTAGAAAAATAAAAAACGTTATTCATATGATATATGAAAACGAAGAAGAATTTAGAAAATACCTACCCGATGTTAAGTTTACAAAGAATTGGAGAGAAGGCGACGAAGGAAGCTGGGTTCGTACTGATGATGGTCAAATATGTCAAGTGCTTAAGCGCGGGAAGTTAAAGAAGGGTAGCGCTAAGTATACACATTCTTACGTTAGGACTGCTATTGGGACGTTTCTTTGTGATGGTAAGACAAAGATGGAAGGAGAACCTAGGGAAAACATGTATTCTTTTGGTGTCAATGGTATTTCACCATATCAACACTATAAGAATAAAAAAGAACTTACTGCTAAGGAATTTCTTTTTGCTAAGTATGTTGCGAAGGGAGATGGTATAGCGGAAGCCTTTATGAAGGCATTTCCAACAAACCAAAAGGAATATGCCGAATACAAGGGGAAGATATTAGTAAATACTGATAGGGTTAAAAAAGTGATAAGAGAAGAAGTAGATAAAGTATTAAACGATGCCGAAATTACGCCATTGTATTTACTCGAGCAAATGAAAGCGATTATTGATAAGAATGAATCGCAAGACAAGGATAAAATACAAGCGTTGAAAACCTTAATGCAAATAAGTGGCATGATGGATACCGAAAAACGTTCGGAATCAGTAACATTATTTCAAGGATTCACAAAGGAACAATTGGATGCGATCTCAGCGGGAAATCAGAAACAGCTCGTTAGCGCTGAAAGAGAAGTTGAAAAATAGGTATTGTGTTATTTGCGACTTCCCAATGAAGAACTATACTTCAATTTGGTATGATCTTGATGATGGGGAGATGCATGCGCAATGCGTAGAATGTTATACCTTGTATGATGGCGACTTAGAAATAGAATTGCCGGGATTGGTTAACCATTGTGGGGAAGCGTGATATGGTTGCGTGTTGTGGGCATGAAATAGGTTCTGAATGGTTTGAAAGTCTTAATGGCGAAATAATGATCAGGGACTTTGACGAGGAAGGAAACAAGGCGGTTTCATACTTGGTGTCGTGTGAAATGTGTTTGCCGATTTATAGGGAAGTAGAAATATTTCCTGAAGAAGTAGAAGATTGGCTTGAAGGTAGATTGGAGGTCTAAATGGAGAAGTTGGCTGTTTATGGAACACTAAGACGCGGGGATTCTAATAAGGGGAAAATGTCGGATTGCACGCTTGTGTATCCGGGACATACAAAATTCCCTGCGGTTATTCATAACCCCGAAGGGAAGGGTGTCGTCGTTGAAGTCTTGGATGTTTCAAAGGAAGATTTAAGGGTGTACGATAAGTACGAAGGAATTGCCCAAGGATTATATCGCAGGGTAAGGACACGCGTGAAGATGGATGATGGGAACGAAGAAAATGCGTGGGTATATGTTGCGGGCGATGATTTGTTACAAAATGAAAGCATATTTGAGGTTATAGAAAGTGGCGACTGGGAAAAAAGAAAAGATAGAAACGTTTAATATAATACCGCCCGACCTTGGCGAAAAGGAACGTGTATTACAATTAGCTTCAAATGATTTGGTAACATTTGGTCAGTTGTTCTTAGCGGAAGACTTTATGAAAAGTAAGCCCGCGCCGTTTCATCACGGACTGGGCGATGTTCTTCTTAATGATGACATCAAAAGGATTTGCGCTATAGTTCCTCGGGGTCATGCTAAAAGTACCTATGTGAAGGCTGCGTTGTTGCATAAAATATTTTTTAATTCCGAAGGTAAGCGCGAATTTATAGCTTTTGTTTCTGAAGAACAAAGTCAAGCTGTAGACCATTTGAAATATATTAAATCGCATATAGAATTTAATCCTGCCCTTAATTATTATTTTGGAGATATAGTTGGAAAAAAGTGGACGGAAAAGGAAATTACCACATCTAAGGGTGACAGAATTATTTCTAAAGGTACAACTCAACGCTTACGTGGTAGATCAGAATTGGGTTTACGTTATACTAAGATTGTATTGGACGATTTCGAATCTGAATTGAATACAAAGACACCTGAACGTAGATCGGAAATTAAAGAGTGGGTAATGTCAACGGTTATACCCGCATTGGAAGAATCTAAAGGTAGCGAAGGTTCGGTTTGGCTTATTGGCACTATTGTTCATTATGATTCATTCTTGCAATCAATATATGATGGGTATTTAGCTGCCGAAGAAAATGAAGAAGAATATACTTGGGAAGTTGTGTTTCACAGGGCTATGGAAGATGGGAAGGTTCTTTGGCCTGACTATTTCAACAAGACGAAGTTAAACGAAATTAAACGTGGGTATATAGAACAAGGGCTTACACATAAGTTTGCTCAAGAATATATGAATGATGCCCGCGACCTTGATTCTGCGAAGTTTAAGGTTGATAGGATTAACTATTATGATGGTCAATTCATTGCTAAGAATAACCAAGCCTATATAATTACAAAGCAAGACGCTATTCCGGTTAATGTTTACATGGGTGTTGACTTGGCTTATGAATCTACGGCGAAGAATGACTATCAAGTTATAATGGTCGTTGGCGTTGATAGTGATAAGAATTATTATGTGATAGAATACTTTCGTGAACATTTTCCTTTGTACGATATGCCTAAAAAGATTTTTGAAATGGCGAAGGAATATCAACCATTAAGGCGTGCGAATGTGGAACATGTTGGTGCGCAAGGCGTTATTAAGGATGCGGTTAATAACTTATCTGGGCAAGATAGAAAGATGGCGCCGGGTATAGCTAGGGGCGTAAGACCGCCTACCGGAATCAAGAAGGAAGATAGAATAGAAGCTTTGTTATGCCCATTGGTTAACAGGAAGAAATTGTATATTAAGAAGCAACATCAAGAATTAATTGATGAAATGTTTCACTTTCCCAAGGGTAAGAATGATGACCTTTTGGACGGATTGTGGTATAGTGCTGTGAATGCCAGATCGCCATTATCCCATAAATTTGATGCTTCGAATTTTGAAAATGAAATAGACAGTATGCAAGAAAAAAGGGCTAGAAAGGTGTTGAGAAGTTGGATGACTGGACAAAGATTGTAAAAAATTAAAAAAAACACTTGACAAAGTACCCTAAATTTGTTATATTATATATTAAAGGGTATATTGCGAAACAGGAGACTTTATTATCGCACAAGAAAATAATTTTGTAGAGCAAGACGAAGCACAAAAAAACAGAGACCTATGGCGTAGATGGCGGGATGCCAGAGTTGATTGGGAAACCGAAGCGCGTGAAGCCGTAGACTTTGTATTGGGAAACCATTATACACAAGAAGAATCAGAGTCATTGCAATCCGTTGGTCAAGGTGATTTTGTAATTGACCGTGTATATGCTGCCGTAGATAAACTAAAATCATTATTAACTTCTAAGAACCCTAGGTTTTCCGCTATAGGGCGGGAGGATTCCGACAATCGTTTAGCCAATGTTTGGCGGACTATACTTGAATATGTATGGGATATTTCCGATGGAGATATGCAATTCAAGAATGCTGTCCACGATTATGCGGTTTCTGGCTTGGGATATTTTTATGTATATACCGATACAGAATCGGACTTTGGAAGGGGTGACATAAAATTTACCTATGTTAACCCTTTTCGTGTTTATGTAGACCCAGCGTCTAGAGATAGATACTTTGGCGATTCTTCGGCTGTTATTCTTTCCACAATATTAACAAAAGATCAACTTGTTAATTTATATCCACAACTTTCAGACATTGCAAATGATATAGAATCTGCAGATGATGAAGAAGATTATCCTTCTTCTAGTAAAAAGAATTCATCTATGTCCTTTACGCCCGACGTGGTTAAAAATATAGATAGAGGCGGATTTGAAAAGTATCGTATCTTAGAAAGATTT